GCCTTGGTGACATTCATTGCACCACCACTGAGAGAGATCTTGTTAAGATACTTCTTCATCTTAGGCTTAGAGAGAATCTCAATATAGCCTGCGTAATCGCCATCCTTAGAGCATTCACCTGGAAGGATATTTCTATCTCGAATAGTATTGTAAGGGTCGAGACGTTTAAGCTTTGTGAAGTGAACAGCTTTCTTCTGGAGGGAAACCTGATCCTCGGTTAGCAAGTCATCCATCACCTGATACTGATCTACTGAGGTCCAATCCGCCTCCACTGCTCCAATATTATACTTAATACAATCCCTAAAGAATATAAGTAGCTCACGAGGATAACCGCCGAGAGTGCTGTGGTCATCAAGCAAAGCTTCCAGTGCTTCTGCCTCCCCATGATTAGATGGGCTAGATACCACTGGAAAGATGGGATAGCCGGACAGGAATACCTCTGCCAGATACGCCACCATTGAATCCACTTGGGAAACCACAACAGGAGGAGTGGTAGAAGGAGCATTGAACACACCAACAGGAGTAGTGGCCGCATCTATTCCCTCTCCATTAACTACCCCGTTATTAGGATCTTTATTGGTAACGTAACGGGCGTAAGCTACGTCAATTGCCTCCATCTTGCTCCACATCTCGGTCTGAGAACGATGCTCAGAGAGAATGAATTTGGCAAGCTCGAGGATATTCTTTTGTACTTCAGGTTTTAATTGCTGTGCCATTTGAAATCCTAGAAAGGAGTATTGTCTGTGACTACCCTACATTCACCGTCAATGGTTAGCCCATGGTCTAGAAGGCGAATGCGATCCCAATACTGATTCCTTACGTCAATGCCATAAGCGCAGGCATCCAGCAAGTCATCTCGGTTGGTTTTCACACCCATCTTGTAGGTTGAGGCTTGCCAGGTAAAGTCTCTGCGTGTTTCAATATCATGGATGTAGCAGTTCTTCTTGTAAAGCTCTGCTATGTAAAGCTTGATCCGGTACTCTTTAGCTCTATTGGCAGGGCTAAGTTCTACGACTGCAAGATCTGTGATACCTAACTTTACAATGTACTTGAGAACCCAGAACTGGAGAGTCTGCTGGTAGCCAGTTCCCTCAATTCCTATCAATGAGCATTTCCACTTAACTGCTAGGGCTAGAGTACGAAGGATAATCTGCTCAGGATCTGTAAGGGTTAGATCTTTGTGGGAGGAGGCTCTATCTACCACTGCTGACATCTCACCAAACTTTAAGTGAACGATGATTTCGTTAGCATCACTATTCTTACGGAAGCCTGCTGGATCAACTGTTATAAAGGCACCATCGGCTTGCTCTAGTTCAAACTCTTCAATGGGAGAATCAGGAAGAGGATTCGGGAAGATACTTTGAGCAGAGTTCGTCGGATCGTTCATTACCTCTGCAAACCAGACGTGACTCATTCCCAAAGACTCATCATGATAGTAGCTTTCCATGAGAGTTTCTAGGGAATGTAACTCGGGCCAGAGGGGCTTGCCATCCTGCAGGATTGCTCCAGTAATCATAGAATGCCAGGAGTCTGACTTCTTTAACTGGGCTAGAATGCAAGCCCCTCCATACATGTTGCCCACATAAAGGATTAGAGGGTTACCATGCGGGGTAATACTTTTGAAAATGGAGCCTGTGAGAGTTTTAAGGAGCGTGTAACTCTCAGTCTCAGATTCACTATTAGCTAAAGTCTGAGCATCATCACAGAAGATTAAGTCAGGGCGCTGGAAGTGCAGGTTAATACCACGAACTCCACCAGACCAGCCTCTTGCAACTAGGGATACCGAGTCACCATGATACTGATTCTTCTTAGTGTCAGCAGAATCAATTGAGAGTCCCTGTTCCCAATCCCCGTAAACTGAGACAATTCCAGGGCTGCCCATGATGTAATGGATATCAGCTAGGAGAAGCTCCGCAAGTTTAGCATCTGCGCAGATAATCAGGATAAACTTGGCCTTGTCATAGCAGAGAAACCAGCAAATTAAGACTTTGATAAAGGTGGTCTTAGCATGTCCACGAGGAAGTCCCAGTGCAAAGCGGAATACACTCTGGACTGAGACATCTCTTTGAGTTATGAGCTGGAAACAGGCAATGTAGAACAGGGGAAGAGCGTAAATGCAAACGGAGGGAATGCAAAGGGAGGCGAAGAAGTTGATATCTACCTTGCAACGCTCATAGATATCCGAGATATTCGCATTGATAATCTCGAGCTGCTGAGACTTCTCTGGGGAATCTTCTGCTTCCTTTACGATGTCTGTCATTTTTCTTTTCCCTTTTCCTTCTCTATTCTGCTAACCAATCCCCAGCCTCAAACTGCTGGATTCTTCTAAGGTTATCCTGCCTAGTCCACTCCGCTCTCTGCACAAATCCAGGCCCGTGTGGTCTTAACAAAGCTTCCAACTCTAGAGGAACGTCCCATCTTCTTGCATCCATGGAGCCCATCTGCCTATACTTATAAGCCAAAGGAAACCCAAGGAATTCCCCCCGTTTCTGGTCTGTAAAACGTTTAATCTCCCTAGCCATGGATTCCGGAATCGGCCTGTTCTCAACTCCTAGAGCTTCAATGACATCTCCAGTTCTAGTATCCATCCTGATTGTAGCAACTGGAAGCCCTTCTGGCCTGTAAGAAAAGATTCTTTCATTCCCACTTTGCAGTCTTTTCCAGTATTGATCTCCGGAATCCTCTGCAAAACCCTTGGTAATCTGCTCTCCTGTGATAGGATGCCACTTGGGAAGGAACTTGCCAGTCTGAGGATGAGCACCACCCGCTCCTACACAGTTATTCATGAACTCAGTCTCTGCACCTAGGTCCTGCTGAGTCTTAAGCTCGACGAAACCCTTAGGGAGACCCTGTTCTTTGTTAAGCTGGGCAGAACGGGAGACTGTGAAGTCTTTAATTACTGAGGCTTCCTTGAGCTGAGCTGCCTCTACTTTCTTACCTATGGAAACGAGTTGTTCGAGAGACTTCTTGGAGAGTTGATCTGGAGTGAATTTTGAATCCTGTAAGATTTCTGCAAGGTTCATAGAGCCTTGACGAAGATCCACAGCCGCGTCTAAAGGGCCTACCTTAAAAAGGGGCTCCTTAGTAGCTAGCGAATCCCTATAGGCATAGATATCAGCCTGTTGAATCCTTAGCCGTTCATCCAGGTACGAAGGCTCCCTTTTTCCTGCAACTACTAGCCTCTTCGTACGGGCAGCTAACTCCGTAAAGCTACGAGCTTTTGGGCCATAGCTGGACATAGGAACTTTTTCTACGAACAGGTCAGCAAGTAGCTTATCAGGAGTTCCATAGGGAGAGCCTTTTACATGTCCTAGAAAAGGGTCAAGGGGGAAGTCAGAAGCTCCATATTTTTGCAAGGCTTTATCACTGATCTTATCAATGATATCCCCCGATAGGTTAGAGGGTCTGGAGGGGGAAGGAGTTAGCAGTGTTTTAATATCCTTTAAAACCGAAGGAAGCAATTTAGAACCCACAGGTCTAAAGGCTCCTACCATTCCATTCCCTGCAAGGACTTCTACCCAGGCCATTGGATCTTCTCTACTTTTATCTACAAAGTTGGAGGCGTCTTCCACGGCATTGAAGGATTGCTTCTCCACATGGCCTACTGGGTCTGTAACAAGATCTGTAACTTGCTTCTTAAGAACCCTAGTCCGGGAGTCTAGCCATGCGGTAACGGCGGGCAGAAGTTCCATGCTTTTTCTTCTCCTTCTCTTTCTTGACTTCGTTTTTAATTTCCAGGTGCTGGGCAAACATGCGGAAAAGTCTCCATCCTGCAAGAATTACAAAGAGGATGAGGAAGATATAGAAGTATTCCACTTTAAAAACTCCTTCTTAGGAGAGAAACTAGTAGGACTTTCACCACAGCTGGGGAATCTATATGCACCTCGAAAGGAGACTTATTTCCCCAGCTCCGAAGCTAAGGGTTGGATTCCCCAGCCGGAGGCTGGAGTCCTACTGTTTTACTTGTTGCTAATGTCAGAACCCCATTACCTACAACTAGTAGAGAAAGGGAAATATTGTTGATGACCTCTGCCGAGACCTCGAAGGGAAGCTTAACTCCATAATAGTCCAAGAAGTTGAAGAGCATTGTAAGCCCTCCGCTGATAGCTGTCAAGAGGATTTGTCTCTTTTTCCACTTCGCAGGATTTTCTACTGCATTTCCTAGGGCTAGGACTTTAAGAAGTTCTCTCATCCCTGTTTCCCCTGCTTTTTCTCCCGAAGGGAGGGGAAGAGTTCCTGAAGAGCTTTACGCTGTGCTTCTTTGTAGGCTTGTGCGCTCATGGTTTTCTCCTCTAAGCTGGGTGAAAAGAGCTGTTACATTCTGGGAACTCATTGGAGCAAGTTCCCTATCTTCGATTGCGATGATTTCTTTTTCAGAAGTTCTCTGGATTGCCAACTGCTGAAACTCCCTAAGGGCTTGTAGGGGCAAGGCTACTTGAACCACTTGCCCGTTGAAGACTTGAGTTCCACTCATTGGAATGGTGTTCTTTCTGAAGCTTTCACACCTTGCAATGATCTCGTAAGTCTTGGCAAGCTCCATGAAGCTAGCCTCTCCGCTTCGCTCCGAAAGGGCATTCAAGAGGTTATTCTTAACTGCTAGCTCTTTAGCTTTGATTACTTCCTCTTCTTGGTTTTCCTGCGCAGCAGCGAGCTGCTTTTCCTCAATCATTTTTTGTACTTCTGGCGTAGCCAGGAGCTGGGAAATGCGTCCTGGAGAGACTCCTAAGATTGAGGCTACTTGTCCTGGCCTAACTCCCATTGAAAGGAGGTCGATTGCTTTTGCTCTATTCATTTTCTTCCTCCCTTTCTTTTGAAGTTTCAGCGAAGCTGGGGGGTTTTCCACCGTAGGTGCGTAGGTGGGTGGTTGAAAAGAATTATAGCAGGATCAGCGTAGCTGGGGAAGGGGATTGAAAAAATTTTAGGGATTTTTGAGGGACCCTTTTGATACACGCGCGCTGGCCAGACTCAAAAAAAAGCCCCCACTGGGGGCTTTCCTTGCCTTGCTTCCTCTCGAAACGCATCCTATCCCCTAGCCATACTGGCTGCTGTGCCGAGCATGCTATCCTTGTCGCTGTCGTAGCAATCCGCCGGAGCGTACAGTTTGCCGCCTATATAAAGGCGAGCAACGTATTCGCCATATCCTGAATCTCGATAGACCTTCACTATCCGGCCTTCAGAACCCTGTAGTGTTGCGATTAGCTTCATGCTCATGGCTTGCTTCCTTTCATTGAGGGATGGTAGAGACTCAATTATAGCAGTCTCTACCATCCTTGCAAGAAATTTCGTTCAGTTTCTCTCTATCCAAGCGGGAGCACCGTAGTCCCTGGCACTCCAGCTACTTGTAGGACACTCGTTTCGA